TAAACAAAATATGTTCCTGTTGATAATCCTGTTGCAGAACCATCATATAAAACCTTATCTCCAGTATTGAATCCATGATCTTGTAAGTCTAATCTATTTGCCTCTACATCCGAACTTGCAAAAGTGATAGGATTTATAACTAATTTTTCAAATTCTGAATTGTATCTAACAGAAATTGGTGTCGTTGTTCCAATACCAACAGAAAGGTTAGGAACCACATTCATTGATACTACATCACCGTTTTGTAAATTGTGTGTTGTTGTTTCTGCAGCACCTATTTTAGTGGTAATTGTACTTGTAACTTTATCAATATCACCAAGAACTTGAACATGTTTTGATGTAAGATTATACAATCCAGAACCAATGCCTGAAATACCATTGCCTAAGAAATATAAACCATCACTAGTATTAGCAACTCCTGCTCTTGTTGTAACTAAACCAATATAATTCTCATCCTTCTTAATTACAAAAACATCTGTAGATGTTTGTCCTGTAAATGGTAATTCAAATGATCCAACTGAACTATCATTAGGTGATACATCAAATTCTGCATTAGATACATTAGGTCTAGCAAGAGTTAATTCTTGACCTGTAACAAATGGATGATTAGGTAAATAAATCGCTCTTTCTGGTATAGAAGTTTGTGTTACTGTCTCACCAATGTAGTAATTAGTTGTGTAACCAACATTATCAGTTCCTACACCAACAGATTGAACTCCATTGAAATAAACAATATCATTTACTTTAGAAACAAATTTATCTGTTTTTACTGGAATTGAAAATCTATTGTTTAATATATCAACATTTGAACCAAAGGTATGTGCAACACCAACGTTTCGGAATACTCTTATTACCTTATTAGTATCAAAAATATTAAGAACTTTAAGTGTTTCAGTAGAACTGCCTACACCTATTCTTATTGATCCACCAACAGAAACTGTAGATGGTATTTTATTAACAAATACATCTTGAACTAAACCACTTGAATTACCAACAGTCATTGATTTTCCTAGTGATACTGTATCAGTGCTTACACCAATACTAAATGAATTTGTCAAATTCGTTACGGATGTGCTTAATCCAGAAACAAAGACTGAATCTTTATCATTAAGTTCTACAAATGGGAGATAATTTGCTTGAACCTGTTTACTACTATTCCATGTGAATACTACATTATTAAATCTAGTGAGAGTAGTTTCAATTTTAGATACTCCAATACCAACTATTTCAGATACTTCAGCACTAAATCCAGATCCATTTGTATCATCATGATTGAATGATGTTAGATCTCCAACTTTATATCCTGTACCACCATCTAAAATTGTTATATTATCAATTCCACCTTTAGTTACTGCTTCAATATTTGATATCTGTCTTATATACTCACTTGACTCTTCTATGAAATCGTTGTCAGCAAACTCTTCTCCAACATTATATGGTTTAGTGTTTCTAACTAAATTTGAATTATTGAAATTAAAATCATGTGTTAACACTAAGTTATCATTTATAACTGGTGATCTATAAGAATTACCTATAAAATATGGATATACTCCAACTAATTTGTTACTTAGTGATACTCCATTATTTGTAAATCCACCTGTTGCTAAACCTACTGTACTGAAGTAAGCATATATTCCATTTGGAAACTCAGGAGTTTTACAAAAACGTCCATTATGAATATCTAAATCCCCAGTTCCATCATAAACATAATCATCTACAAAAAATCCTTCGTCAAATCCAGAGGGTCTATTAGAAACTTTTGATATATCTTTCTTGTATGATGATGCAATTATTTTTAGAGATGAGTTTATATTATCAGGATCAGAATATCCAAAAGGTCCATATATTGGATTTCCATCATAAGCCCAACCTATGATAGGTGAGTGTGCATTTATTTTATCAAATTCACCATTATTCTTAATATCAAAAGTTTTTTCAAGATTTGATGCGGTTGATTGTGAATATCCTAATATACCAAATGTCAATGAATTCTCTCTAGATGTAAGATTAGTATCACCAAATCTCTCTGATGTGTTTACTGTAAGTGGTCTAACCCTTGCACCTATTAATCCATTCTTACCAGTCTGTTCAGCACGAACTTCTGTAGTCAAACTACTGTAACCTATACCAGAGTTTATGACGATAGTGTCTGTTATGACCCCATTACTGATAACAGGTCTTACAATAGCACCTGTGCCTGTACCAGTTGATGTTATTGTTATATCAGGTAATGAATTGTATTGTTCACCCTGATTTACAACAATAACATCTTCAATTTTTCCATTAGCAATAATTGCTTTTAATTCTGCAGACTTTCCGTTTTCAATTGATATATTTGGTTTTACTTGATGATTTAATATACTTGAACCATATTCAGTTCCTCCTTCATACAAATAAGCACCCGTAAATGAACCTCTAACCACAGGTGTGAAGTTTATAGTACCAGTAACTGTAGAACCGTAAGAAACTTCTACATTTACTTTTATTTCAGGATAAGTAAATGTCTGATATCCTGTTCCTGTTGAACCTAATCCTACAAAATTCTTTCTAGTAAAATTGCTACTTATAGTTGCACCTATACCTGCATCTGCTAATTTGAAAGAATTATCGTCAACTTTCATCACATAGTATGATGAGGTTGTTGTTAATCCTTGAATTGCTTTAGGAGTTGTAGAACCTAATCCAACGGTAGGTGAATACTCTATTATATCTCCATCAGAAAATCCATGATTACTGTAATTAACTATATCAAATGATGTGGAGATACCTGCTGGATCAACTCTTAACTTTCTATATTGATATCCAGAACCACCATTTAAAACTCTAACACTAAGAAGAGTGTTTTTAGTTTCTGTTCTAAACTTATGAATACCACTTGCAGCAGTATCTGTTGCTAAACCTACTGTGTTAATACCTGCAATACCTGCTAATGCATCTACCTTTGTATTAAATATTCTAACTGTCGTTGGATTTACAACTCTTACAAAATATGGATCACCATCTGCTAAAGTGCCTGTTATAGTATTACTAGCATCATATGCATTACCTATACCTAATGATGGATTCCCTTCATTCCGATAAAATACTTTTTGACCATTTTCTAGATTATGTTGTGTCTTAAATGTTATAGTTTCATCGTCTTTATCAATACCACCATTAAAGAATATATCTCTACTATCAAAAGATATATCTCTAAATCTTGCACCTAAAACTGGTTCTAATGAACATCCATTACCGTTTCCACCTGTCAAAGATATATTGGTTACTGCTTGAATGTCAAATTCTTGAGGATCAACATATACTTTTTCAACAGTTCCAGATATAATCGGATCAACTAATGCAGTAGTTCCAGTGCTTGCTTCCACAGTTATGACTGGTGGATTTACAACATCATAACCCTCACCTTCATTTAATACTTCAACACTCTCTAAAGGTCCAAAGAAAATATTATCATCGGATACTGGTGAGTGAATTTGAACACCATCAATTAATATTCCAATATCATTTACAGGTTCATCATGATTTGATGAAACAAATAAGTTTTGGGATAAAGGAATTTTTCTTAGAATTTTATCTGCATCTAATTTACGATTTGCATGTCTTTGTAAAATAAAATTATGAATACCAGTGGTTGTAGAACCAATTCCAACTTGAACAGTGCTTGCAGAACCTATTTGACTTCTAGAATTATAAAGAGCAATCCTATTAATTTGAGAACCTGCAGGTTCTGGTTGAGGGTCAACATAATATACTCTTCCAGATGATAAACCAACTATTTCTTCTTCAACAGCTTCGTAAACTACAGCATCACCTTGAATAAGATCTATTTTTGAATTAGAAGTAGGTGTAAATTTAATGAAGGAATATAGATTATTAAGTGGATTTAATCCATCAAAATTTACTGTATTACTAGCACCAGTAAAAGATTCTTTTGCTACATCAACATCTACGTCATAACTTGGAAGAGAATTGGATGCAACATATCCATCAACACTAGAATCAGTGTAAACATTTAAAACATCAGAAATAAGAGTTTCATTTCCAACACCAATTGCAACACCAGTGCTATTTGCCTTTTCTATAACACGACGAATATCATAGTTTTCATTTGATTGGAAAGGTATCGTCAGAGATTGATTTTCAATATCAACTTGTTTAGTTGTTAGATTAACACTTTTTACGTTAAAATTACCAATTACTACCTGTTCATTTCTTTTTAATATTTCAAACGTATCACCAACTTTCAAAGAAGACTTATCAATTTCAGTTTTTAGAGTATAAGGACCAGTTCCTTCAACTTGAAATCTTGAACTAGTATTATAAATCCATGAATTTGCAAAAATTTCTTTATAGTCTGCATTATTGTTTTCTATTTTTTCACCAACATTCTTAACGAAAAGTGTTTCACCCTCATTTACAAGATTAACATTAGATTCTGGAACTAACTCTGATAATACACCAGTAATTCTTAACTCAACCTTTTTAGATAAATCACCATTTTCATATCCAAAAACAGTTTCATTTGAACGAACACTATCTGCAGTGCTTATACCAATATTAACACCACTACATCCAAAAAATTGATTTATTGATTTGGATGTATAATCTATTGTATTTGTACCACTTACAATAGTTCCTGTTGTTCCAAACCCTACAGTTGAATCAACTGTGATTACTGATGCACCTGTTTGTGAATTAGTGAGTGTTTTTGTATTACCTGGTATAGAAAAGACACCTTCAATTAAATCTCTATCGTTATATCCAACAAATAAAGATAATTTGTAATATGTTTTACCACCACGACTAAAAGGTTCTACCCCTGATACTGATCCACTAGTATTCAAATCATCTGATTTAAATATTGTTTGTCCTACAAGATTTTGTGGCTCACCACTTCCAATTACATCTGCTACTATAACTTCTCTACGAATAAATTCAGAACTTGAGGGTTTGATTAAATTATTTTCTAAATCTAATATTGTTGACTCAACACCATATAATACTTTGAATAATATTCTTATTGATTCTTCTATACCTTTTGATTGGTAGAAAGAACGAGCAAACTTTACAAAATTACCAACGTCTAAATCTTCAGTAAAATCATTATTTTCAAGACCAGGTAAAAAGGTCTTCTTCATCTTTTTGTAAAATTCTTGCACGAATAATACAGAAAGATTAGTTAGAGATGATCCAGAGGTATGTGATGCTGCTAATGTATCTTCAAATTTTAATTTTTCTTGATTGATTTGAAGCAGGGATGAAGAAACTCCAACATTATATCCAGTTATTCCACTAAATCCACGAATACAACCTGTAAAGGATGTTGAAGTAATACCAGTATATGAAATTATCTCATCATCTATCTTTAATAATCCATACTCACTCGGAAATCCTTTTGTACTTGGAACAGTGATAGTTGTATCTGATGTAGATATTGCTGAAGAGATACTTGTAAGACCAACAACAACTTCTGGTACAAGATTATCAACTCTTAAATATTGATCAAAATTGTTGATAAGATCACTTGGACCTCCCTGAAATTCTTGAGAAATATAATATTGTTTGAAAAATTCTGTAGCATTAGGAAAATCAGACAGTATAAACTCTGGTAATTGATTTTCAATAATTGTATTGACATTTATTCTTTTGTCAAATTGTGACATAAATTATTTCCTCTCTAGGACTCCATTTGAGTAACTTGAGGTAAAGTAGTCTCTTGTGAACACAACACCTGAAACATCTTCTCCCGATGCAATTACATCTTTAACCATATTTATGGTACTATTCGATACGTTAAAACTGACAAATAAATCCTTAAGACCTATTACATCATTAGATTCGGGGTATGCTTGAACTTCAATGATATTGTTTTGAGAAACTGTAGATGATATATTAATGGTATTAAGTATCACCTCACCTTTCTTATAGTCAACACCACCAGCATCTTTAATTAAAACAACCTGTTGATTTTTATTGTTTTTACTTACAACACTAATAGTACCCTTCATGCTTCCGTCTAAATTACCAGCAGCATCTTTATTTGGCACATCTGTCAAGTATGCAATATTTGAACTTCCAGATACATTAAATCCAGTACTCTTTATATTATACCCTGCAGGATTAATATTAAAACGGTTGCCAAAACAAAGTTCATACTGAGCAAATTGATTTAATAATGCCTTCAAATCTCTTCTGATAATGACTTTAGTGATATTTGAAGTAATACCATTATCAACACGGTCAATGAGTTGATTAATTTTACTATATTTAAATCTACCACCAAATTTGTTCATTTCTACATTTTCAGAATATAAATTTAATGCTGATATAATATCACTTCTTAGATTATTACTAGAAGCAATTGCAGAAGGATCATAGTATACAGTTGAATCAAGTTCAACATATAATATTTTCAAGTCTACTATTTCAGAATTGATACCTGCAATAGAATAACTCTTTAATTTACTTTTAATTTGCGACTTATCAAAATCTGATACAAATGTACCATTTTTAGGTTTGATGCTTATTTGAACTTTACCAAATTGTGGTGGGTCAAGTTCTTCTCCACCTATAACTGCAACTGACTCTGTTTGTGGGAAAATTGTTTGAATTATTGCCTCATAATCTCTTGGTGTAACTGCTCTATACTGTGCAGAATAAAGTCTTGGAGCCAAATACTTAATAGACGACACATCTTCAACTTCTGCACCATTAGAAGCGTTTCTAACAGTCGTAATGTCAACATTGTCAGATGGTGTAAAGAAAGATCCATCATCCTTAGAGAATGTTCCTTGAAAACTAAACTCAGAAGGACCATTTCCATCTAATCCATCAGTTACAATATAAGTTG